GTGGAGAGCGAATGCTCCAGCAGTTGGACAATGACAAAACCCTCGCACAAGCCACAAAAGCGGTCAAATTACGAACGCAAATACAAAAGCAATATAAATTATCAAGTAAGCAGAAAAAGACGCTTAAAACCGTAGAAAACAGCCTCTATTTAGACAGGCTGTTTTTAAATACTCATTTTTGGGACGAGATATACCAGTCACTCAATGAAGAAAAGACTGGGGACGCTGACCACGGGCATGACAGTGGGTACAAGGTCACCAACACCGATGAAGTTGGGAGAAAGGAATGAACATGAACGAATTAAGAAGACTGATGAATCTCAAGATGATGGACGCAGATGGAAACGGCGGAGGAGATCAAAATCCAGAGCCTAAAGAGCCTGTAGATGAACCGAAGTTCACACAGGAACAGGTAAACGCAATCACGGCGGCAGAGAAAAGAAAAAACATCGCTGGTGTTTACAAGGGTCTTGGATTCGAATCCGAAGAAGATGCAAAGGCATTCATTGAGAAGTACAGAGAACAGGAAGAGAACAACAAGTCCGAACTGGAAAAGGCGAACAGTACTATCGCCAAGTTAGAAGCAGAGAAGAGAGCAGAGATGGCAAACGCTACAGACCTTGAGTACAGGTTCAAAGCGATGGAGGAAGGTTGCGATCCGAAATCTGCGAAGGACATTGTTGTCCTTGCCAAAGCAAAGATGACTGATGACAAAGACTTCGAAAGTGCACTGAAAGAAGTCAAGGATCAGTATCCGTCCATGTTCAACACCGTAGGCGGAGGTACTGGAGGTGGCGGTACTACGCCAAGAAAAAAGACCGAAACTGACCTGTCGGGAATCGGAAAGAGACTGGCAGAGCAGAGAAAGTCATCAAGCACCACCAAAGACAACGAATACTTCAAATAGGAGGAAAACATGGCAAACAGAATCAAAAAAGAAACTGCTGTCAATGTCAATCAGATACTGTTCTGCACAGACCCACAGGTATCTGTAGGTGTACAGGTATCTGATACTGGCATCACGGCATCAAACGGCAAGAAGATCGTCAAGGCTGGAACACCGCTTGCTGGTTCACTGGAAGTAAGAGGAACGGCGTTCGCAAAGGCTACCACAACCTCGGGAGCATCAAATGCAGTTGGTGTCCTGCTTCACGATGTAGATGTTACTGACGGAGCAAACAACGGTACTCTGCTCATCTTCGGTTTCGTAGACCTTAACAAGGTTGATGCTACGACAGCCGCACTTATTACTGCAGACGTTAAGACAGCCCTCAAGGGCGGAGTTACATTCCTCAAGTAGGAGAAAGGAGACACTATGACTATTTTTGACCTCGTCAAAGCACCAGAAATTGCGTCCTACTGGAATGAGATGACACAGGACGCTCCACCATATCTCGGTGAGACTCTGTTCCCACCGCAGAAGAAACTCGGACTGAATCTGTCATGGCTCAAGGGCAAGAAGGGTCTGCCTGTTGCTCTGAAACTGTCAGCATTCGACGCAAAGGCAATTCCAAGACAGAGAATCGGTATGGAGAAAATCTCCGCAGACATGCCGTTCTTCAAAGAATCAATGTACGTTGATGAAGAGTTGAGACAGGAACTCAACAAGGTTATGGAGAGCGGAAACTCTGCATATATCGACGCTGTTATGAACAGAATCTTCGATGACACAACGACACTGATCGATGCCGCTAGAGTTGCAAGAGAGAGAATGAGAATGCAGTTAATCACAACTGGTGAAATCTCACTGGCATCTAACGGACAGGCATATGACTATGACTACGGTCTTGATTCAACACAGAAGGTCAACGCACAGACTGCATGGTCAACTGCAACTGCTGACATCATCGGCGACATCAGAGGCTGGCAGGACACTATCGAAGACACTACTGGCGTAAGACCAGACAGAGCAGTCTGCTCAAGAAAGACTTGGGGCTATATCCTCAAGAACACACCGATCATCAAGACAGTATATGCACTTTCTGACGGAAGCACTTACCTGTCCGATGCTAGGTTAAGACAGTACCTCATGGAAGAACTCGGACTGTCCGTAACAGTTTACTCCAAGAGATTCCTTGGTGATGACGGTAACCCAGCGAAGTTCATTCCAGATGATACGTTCGTACTTCTGCCTCCAGGTCAGTTAGGTAACACTTGGTTCGGTACTACTCCAGAAGAGTCAGACCTTATGGCATCAACTGCAGTAGAGAACGTGGCTATCGTCGACACAGGTGTAGCAGTTACTACTATGAAGCACGCTGACCCAGTCAATGTAGAAACAAAGGTTACGCAGATTTGTCTGCCAGACTTCCCAGTTGCAGATCAGATCGTCATCGCTGACGTAGCATAAGCGGAGGTGTGCCGTGATTAAGATAACTAACGGAGAGCGTGAGGTCATCGTAACAAAGGGTGTCTACAAGGAACTCTACAGAGGGTGGACAGAAGTAAAGTCGGCATCTCATGAGCCACCAAAGAAAGAGGAAGTCCGTGTAGAGAAACCTATTTCAGAAATGACGGTGGAAGAACTCAAGGCTTACGCTAAAGAGCATCACATCACCGTCGGCAAAGCAAAGACGAAGGCTGAAATGCTTTCAGCGATCCGAAAGGAGAAATGATGGTTGCATTAGAGAAAGCAAAGTTCATCTTGCGTGAAGCAGAGATGCCAATGTTTTCAGATGAGCAACTTACAGAGTTCTTAAGTTCTGCAGAGTCATTCGATATGGCTCTGTATGAACTTCTTTTAATAAAGGCGGAGAACACAGGGTTGCAGATATCGGGAGTTGGCATTGATGACACGTCGGCTTATTTCAGAAGGCTTGCCCAGATGTACAGACCTCACAACACGGGGGAATTGACATGACACACTTCTCAAAAAAAAGAAAGGTTAAACTCTCATGTGAATGGCACGGAACTGACTATGAATTCATTCGTAACACGGTTGACCAGTACGGAGAGCCAAACGGAACGCAACCTGTTCAGACCATTAGAGGAATCCATCACGCTAATTCTAGAAGCCTTATTGCCTTACTTACAACAGAGGGTTCTGCGGTCAAGAACAAAGTTACCGAAGGGATATTCTTTGCCAGCGATGTAAAAGTTCGCATAAAACAGGGTGACCAAGTTAGGGTCGGAGAAAAGATGTTCATTGTCACGACGGTAGAGCCATTGACTTTCGAAGACGTGGTAGTTGCTTATGATGCGTCCATCGAGGAAGTAGTGGAAGGAGCGAACGATGAGGTTTGATATTTCACAATTAGAGAGCAGTCTTGAAAGAATGAGCACACGTGCAGATGCGGCGGTAAGAGTCTTTGCTGAACAGGGGGCAACGACGTTGCAGACAAATGCGAAGGCAAACGCACCATGGACAGACAGAACTGGAAACGCAAGAACGAGGCTTCATGCCTACGTCAGTGCTATGGCAAACGGTTACAGGATAACACTTGCACATGGTGTTGACTATGGCTTTTGGCTCGAGATGGCTCATGAGAAGAAGTATGCGATCATCGATAAAACTATCTACTACGTTGGCACATTTGAAATCATGCCAGCGTACGAAAGGTTTCTCGAAAGGATAGGTTAATCATGGCAGACACACGTTGGAAGAACATTTACGACAAGTTAAAAGAACACGATATAGCGGTGTATTCTCCTGGTCAGCATACAGGGGAGTGCACCGCTCCTTACGTAGTAGTAAAAGAGGCTGGAACTATTGGCATGACCAACGTCTCCAGCAGTCAGAATCTGTACGACATCATGTGCTATGTGCCACAGGATCAGTACAGCAAATTGAGGACGTTTGTTGACGAAGTGGAGCAAATCATGGACGAACTGTTTCCTATGGTAAGACCAGTTCACTACAGATCGCCATCGTTTCTCGATGATTCGGTCAAGGCTCACATGATAAGCATTCAGTACGTCAACTACACAAAGAACACAAGGAGGTAGCAAATGGCTGTAAAAAGAGCAACCGAGATTCCTACTATAGACGTTAACCTTGTAACAGTACAGGAAGAGGGTACAAACAAGGACGAATGGATTCTCGATACTGCGTCACAGATACAGGTAGAGCCACAGATAGATGAACAGGAAGCGGTCACCCTTGTAGTCAAGGGAGTGCTGAAAGCACAGAAGCCGTCAACATCTACTCTGACAGGTAATCAGATTACTCTGACTGATAACGTATTCACTCCAGAACTCGTTCAGTTGATGCAAGGTGGCACACTGACAAAGGGAGAAGATGGTACGGTAACAAGTTATACACCGCCTGTTGCTGGCAGTAACGAGAAGGGTGCGATATTCACTCTGAACGCATACTCCGCACAGTACAATGCGGCTGGTATCATCGTCAGATATGAGAAAATCTCATACCCGAACTGTCAGGGCGTTCCTATCGCATTCAACTCTGAAGACGGAGCATTCAGAACTCCAGAGTATACGATCAACAGTTCACCAGACACAGGTGAAGCACCTTACACCATCACTTATGTAGACGAACTGCCAACGGCATCATAGGAGGAAAATTATGAAAGTAACAAGCATCGATGAACTGAAATTAATGGCGAGCGGTGAGGTAGTAGAACTGCCACCGTTCACGACTGGTATGAAGTTTTATGCAAGACTGAAAAGACCATCAATGATGAAACTGGTGCAGTCGGGCAAGATTCCTAACAGGCTGTTAAGAGCGGCGAACACTCTGTTCAACGGAGAGGTCAGCAACGAACTTGACACGGACGATGAGTTTATGAAAGACCTGTTTGATGTAATCGACGTACTGGCAGAGTCAGTATTCGTTGAACCATCATGGTCTGAAATCAAGGATGCTGGAATCGAGTTAACAGACGAGCAGTATATGTTCATCTTCAACTACTCGCAGAAGGGGGTAGAGCAGTTAGAACCATTTCGTGAAGACGAAGAGGATTAATGAACTGATCAACATGATGAACATCTATCGATGCAGACCAAGTGAATTGCTCCACGTCGAAGAAGAATATGCGGCGTGGTGTCTCGACGAGGCTTGTGCTTACGTTAAGATGCAGATAGATGACGGCAACGAACCTATCTTCAAAAAGCGGTACACAAGCCCGTCCGAGATGTACTCTG